ACTTCTTCTTCAGAACTATTCATAATAACTACTAGAGCTTCTTTAATCTTAGCTCGACAAGCAGACGGAGTAGAGGATCTTACTGCTTCAATACCCATAATCTTAAGTTTAGGTTCAGCATAACGTACACCTTCAGAGTCATGCACGTTCATAATATATCGCTTCTTAGCAGTCCAGATAGCTTTATCAGCGATATTCTCTCGCTTCATTACCATCTTCTGATCAAAGGCATTTACATACGTAGCAAGCTCTTTGTAGCACTTATCAATATACGGTTCGAGCTTTTCTGTACATACTCTATCGAGGAATGATACCACACGTTCTTGCGATACACTACTGCTATTTTCTTCCAGTCCCTCTCCCTTTTCAAACACTTGATTAACAAGTCTATCAAGAGTAATGTACATTGAGTCCGTATCGCAGGCAAGGACATAGTCTTCGCCTTCTGTCTTAAATAATCTATTGAGATATTCATTGATCTTCTTCTCCATCCATCGAATAGATAATTGACCAGACTTAGTAATAGCTTCTGCATACTTCAAATCAAACCATCTAAAGTATTGATTACCTAACGCGCCATAAGCACTATTCAATTGCACCTTCTTAGCTAATTGCATATTATGACATTGAGATATTTTCTTAGTAACCTCATATGAAGGATTCTTTTCGTATTCCTTCTTAGCGTCCAACATCTGGTTCTTCCAAGTGACTCGATCATCATACATCTTCTGCATTAGTTTCGGCAAGAAGCCTTGATAATCTTTGGTGAACATCCCTCCAGTAGCAGCTATAGTCAAATTCTCATCATCTAACTGCTCACGTATCTTTTCATCGTTCAACTTGCCATTAACAATATCTTCAATAAGGAGATGATACCCACAATTACGAACATACGTTTCTGGAGAGATGTTATATTGCATAATAAGGTGAGGATACAGAGAGTTCAAGTCAAAGGATACTACCCATTTATGCATACCCACTTGAGGATCTTTTACGTAAGCACCTTCTGCTTGACGTTCTTTATCCTTAAGTTTAAGTTGTGGGACGACCACCTTTTGAGAGAGGAGATAATTGTGTATGATGATGTCCCACATTCGTACTGACGTAAACGTATCTTGATAATTCACTTTACCATCATACGCAATCGCCAAAACTTGATCGATAAGCTTTAACTTATCTTCTAGACGTTCGACTAGTTCAACGTCTTTAATATTATAGTCAATAAACTTTTCATAGTCTTGCTTATACAGTTCAAGCAAGCTATCAAATTCAGAATAATCTAATTTACGTTCACCTAGTTCAACAGTAGCAATATGATCAAGTCTGTACGACTCTTGCATAACAAAGGTAAACTTACGATAGAGTTGCATATAGTCAAGCACATTCAATCCAATAGGATCATATACTTGATGCTCTCTACCTGCGATAGTAATAGTACGTTCGTGTAGAATCTCCCATGGAGAGATCTTCTTAGCAAAGCCTTCTCCACATACTCTACGAATACGGTTAACAATGTATGGAATATCAAAGAACTCAACGTTCCATCCAGTTACAATATCTGGATCAATCTGACGCCATACATCTAAGAATTTCATAATGAGAGTAGCTTCATCAGCACATTTGATATAAGTTACATTCTCTTCTTTAGCAGTATATTCACCACAACCAAAAGCCCAGTACTTATTCTTATGTTTCATCGTGATAGCGGTGATAGGTTTATCAGCCTGCTCAATGGAAGGGAATCCTTCATCAGCTGCAACCTCAATATCAATATTTAATACACGAATTAAATCACGGTCATATTCAACAAGACCTGGATATTCATCCTGTAAATATACATACTGGAATTGAGTCAACCCATGAAAAGTAATCCCTTGTACATCCTGATACCTTTGCACGAATTCACGAGCTTCAGGTATAGATGCAAAATCAATACGATCTACAGGCTTACCCTGCAGCGTATGATAATCTGTATTACCAGTTTTAGAGTTAATGAATAGGTATGGATGATAATCTACTTTACGTTGCATACGAGTACCTTTATCGTATCCACGCAGAAGTAGCTTACCCTTATAGGAGTGTATGTTCGTATAGAAGTTCATTATGTAATAATAGCTGATTTTTGGTCAGAAGTCAACTAAAATTTTGATAAGAAGCGAGCAATATGATGAACAAATGGCAGCATAGTTAAAGCCATCATAAGATTCATTCCAGTATGAGCCATTGCTATTCGCAATGTATCACCTTTTGGTATTCCATCTGACACTAAAAGACCGGCTAGCCAAATGGTGCCGGTTGTTCCAATATTAGCTCCAAGTACTGCAGCGATTGCGGCCGGGAGGGGGACTGCACCAGAAGCTACTAGTGCAATAATTGCTGTTGTAGATAATGATGATGATTGCCATAGTAATGTCATGACAATGCCGCCAAAAAACATATACAGCGGATTAGCAATGAACCACGCAAGATGTTCCATGTTACCCATCGATTTCATTCCACCTGAGAACATTTTTAGTCCTATGTAGAACACTACGAGTCCAACTAGAGTCGTAATAATGGGATTACCTAGTTCCATCTTTGCCACCTTTTTAAAGAGCTTGTCTTTCATAATAATATATAGTTCATTGCTGCGTTATTTCATAAAATCTTCATACTTCTCTTAGAAGGTAAACTTAGCACCTACTACTGTAGATGAATGTTTAAAGTCACTATCGAAGTCGTTGTTCATATAGACACTGAGGCCGGTGCCACCAAGTGGTTGCTCGACATCAATCTCTACTGTACTTAAATTGAACTTCAAGTTGTCTGCAGCTGTATCTTCTAATGTTGTAGTAACTGATACTACGCCATACCCTACAGATGAATAAATTGAATTTACTTCTGTCTCTGTGTTACGTTCTGCACCAATAGTTGTTTCCAAACCTTCGATACCTGCAGCCATAGCACTAGTGGACATGAATGCTGCTACAACAGCAGCAATGCCTAATTTACGCATTTATTTTTCTCCGTGATTATTCTTTAGCTAGATCTAAAGCTAATTGAGTTGTCTCTTCAACCCGTCTGGTCCAACCGCGGCCAAATGTTTCAAAAGTTGAGAGAGATTCATAGTAACTCTGACGGCGAGTTTGGTACTCTTCAATTGTACCTTCTAACCCTTCCATACTTACAAACTCGTTTACCTTACCTAGTGTTCCAGGACCAATAGCCCCGTCTACACCAGCGCCAACAAGCTCTTGTAAATATTTGGCGGCCCGTCCAGTTCCTGCATTGACACCGAAATCAAAGACGCAAAGATCTAACCCTGCAGGTAAGTCATCACCTTTAACTCGATCCCAATAATTTTTTCTGTAGATAGGTTCTACATCTTCTACAGTTAAATCTTTCATATCTTTTGTGCCACCAAACTCTTCGTATACTCGTTTAGTTACACCTAAATTAGTCTCACCACCTGGATCTTTTGGATGGTTAACATAACCACCTTCGTGATGCAAAATTGTCTCTAAGCAATACTGCCAGTTGTTCTCTGCCATTACGTGTTCTCTTTTATAAATGAATTGGGGATGTCTTGATAAGAGCCTGTTCTGCCGCAATCACATATTTCGCATACATCGTTTGCGCAAGTAGGACATACATCTGCATAACAATGACAAGGGCATTTACACTTGTTACATTTACGATCTGGATCGTGCATATGCATGAACAGCTCCTAAACTAAAAAGGGCACTTGCGTGCCCTAGTATTTAGTCTTTCTTGGAGACGAACTTATAAAGTTTCTCTGCTGTCTCCATGATCTCTTCTGGTTGGTACATTTTAGGAGTGTACTTAGAGTAAAGATCAGTCATGTCTTTTGATTGCTTTTTAGCGTCTTCCAGCATGTTCCAGTAATTATTACAAGCTAGTTCATACTGTGCGTCTAACATTGTTTTAGCCATTTCTAAAACATCAAAGCGTAATTCGAATGGATTTTTGGACATATTAGTCTCCTGTGTGTTGTGTGTGTAAGAGGAGCGGTTGCCCGCTCCTACTATATTTAGCTAATAAAGTCTACTTCTTCTTCAGTGTAAGGCCACATCAGATCCAGATCCCTTTACGTCTAAGTTCTTTCATTCTGTACTCTAGATCTACATGATCTGTAGCAGCAGAAAGATACTTAGTATTAGGATCCATCCATAGATTCTTCCAGAAGTTCTTTAACTTAGTCATTGCCGAACTCTTTATGAATCGATGCGATACATTGTTGATTCAGTTTAGTCAATACTTCGTAATACTGATCTTGTCTGTATTCACCTGTATCGATAAGCTGCTGTGCAACAATCCTATTGGCTGACGTTTGCCTTGCGAGCATGTAACCAATCATTACACCTTGAAGTGTTTTCTTTAAGCCGTTAAATAAGCCACTAAGAAGCTTCGTTGAGAAGCTCAGGCTTTGCAGTGCTATTGCTGTCATAGGTAACCCCGTTGTTTATTTTGATTAGACGGGGACGCTTTCCCTCAGGTACGACTCGCTCTAAATGAATTACGAGCAAGCCATCTTGGAGGTCAGCTCCTTTTACTTCTACAAATTCGGACAGCCTAAAGGATCTTTCGAACTGACGTCCTGAGATTCCTTTGTGAACATAAAGTTCTTGTTTCCTGCGTTGAGGTCTCTTACCTCTTATGGTTAAGATACCATCATGCACTTCAATAGTAACATCGTCTTCTTTGAAGCCGACTACAGCCAGCTCGATGAGATACTCATCGTCTGAATGCTTTACTACATTGTGTGGTGGGTAGTGATCTTTTGTATGAGCATGAGCCATGCGCTCTAGATCATTAAAAATATGATCAAAACCAACAAACGCAGATCGTGGGAATTTAAATTGTGTGCCTGTCATGTTTACCTCCTAGTATTAAGCAAGGCATTAAAAGAGGGCTCGCATAGTGCGACACCCTACATTATATATAGGTCTTCCTGTTCAGGAAGGCAACTATTTTTTCTTACCAATATTGTACTTGGTTACAAGTTCCCAAGCATCTTTATCTTTATAAGAAATAATTTTGATTTGACTCAAAGGTGCAGCCGGCTCTTCAGTCTTAATAGGATCAACTAATGTAATCAGACCCCATTCTGTGAGCAAGTTTGCAATTGTGTTCCTTCGTGCAATATCTTCTTCAGCAAAGTTCGTAGGTTTACCATCAAGAGCAAACAGCTCCTTGAAGTGTACAATATAATACTTACCTTGTTTGTGGAGGATATGACACGATTGATATAGTGTTCTATCTTTACGGGAGGCGACACCAATACGAGTTAGCGTTTCTCGTACTTTTAAGAAGTCTTCTTCTTCAGCTAGCTTCACCTCGACCATACTCTCTAGTGAGGTCATGATTTACCACCCTTTTCCAATCTTTTTTTCAACTCAATCAGTTGTTCTTTTGACAATAATGATAAAGCATGCTCAGCTTTTTCATAATTATACTGATAATAATCTTTGACTACTTCTAAATCATCACTAGTAGACTTCTTAGCCCATTTAGCGAATCTCTTCTGAGGTCTAATACTATTTAGGTAATAATCAAATGCTAGTTGATTATCGAGTTGAGAGCGCATATTCATCTCATTAGCATATAGAATAGTATCTACGTATTGAGAAAACGCTTTATTAGTTAGAAAGGGTGTATAAGTCTTTTCAGCTAGTTCTGGATTATCACTTTCCCGTATTAGATCTTGCTTACCATACGAAGCAGCGTTAACAAAGTCAAATGCTTGCATCGTCCATTACCTCATTTTCGACTTTCTGTACACAGTCACTACAGCAAGCATATTCATCATCCTTGCTATGAAAGACTATACCAGACATCTCGTCAGTTATTTCTATACCACAAATAGAACAAGTTCTAGATTTATATTTTTCTTCATCCATTACTTGAACTCACATTGCACCATAAGTTCAGTCAAACATGCTACCATATTGACTTCTTGATCAACTACAAATGCCGACTTATATTGATAATCAGCAATAGTTAATACTAACTGAGGTATAGAGGCAGGCTCTAGATGCTCATGAGCATTATCATAAAGCTTACGAAATATAGCAGTAGGTTCATTATCAATATTCTGAGCAACCCACTTACGTACTTCACTAAACTTCTTTGCCTTCATAGCATCTACTAGATTACTAATACTGATATCTTTTACTTTAGATAAAATACCAGAATCAATTTTACCAGCAGCACTATAGCGTTGCAGCTCATTAAGTACTCTTCTCCAATCAGGGAAGTACTTATTTACAACTTCGGCAATTACCTTCTTATCATACTCAACATTTTCCATGTCAAGTATCTTCATAGTTCTTTCCCAAAACTTAGCAGCGATCGAAGGCTTCTCACTGCCAGGTATCTTAAAGTCAACAACACTACATCTTGAGTGTAATGGACTAATGATACGGTTTTTATAGTTACATGTAAATACAAAGCCGCAATTCTTAGAAAACTCTTCCATAAAATTACGAAGAGCAGGCTGCGTACTATTCGGATTCAAATAGTCAGCCTCATCTAAAATTACATATTTACGGGAACCAGTAAAGGAAACCGCTGAGGCAAAGTTTCTAATCTCATGCCTCAGCGTATCAATATTGCCATTCATCGAACCGTTAATAACAATATAGTCACAATCCATCTCCTCTAGCATAGCACGCGCTACTGTAGTTTTACCTACACCAGGCCCGCCAGCTAGAAGGAGATTGGGTACATTATCTTGCTCAATAAAAGTCTTAAACGTATGCTTAAGTTCATCAGGCAAAATACAGTCATCTATCATCCGTGGACGATACTTCTCAACCCACAAAAATTC